GGGTACACCTACTGTAAACAGGACATCCCATAGCACTTGTGTACGTGTTACGAAGCCAAGCCCGAAAATCTTGGTAATGACTACTAGATAACTGATTGCGGTAATGAATGATAGTATGAGTATCTCCACTACGCAGACTTATTTTCGGGTTTAACTGCGTTGCTTAACCTGTTAAGCGAGGATGATAGCAGCTTCCTAGCGACAGCCACTGTCTCTTTGACTTTCGCTTCTGGAGCGGATTCTAGCTCGTTAACGATATCGACTACTGTTAAGCTAGGGAGCTGCGATAGCTCATGCATAGTAGCGATTTCATGGTTTGTGAGGGTTTTATGCCCGCGAATCTTTGCGAGTGCTTTTGCTTGTGTGAACTTGTCCATAGTATTTATATATTTGTTTGATGATAGTATTGAGGTTGATAACAACAACCAACCTACCCTCTCACACAAGTGAATGTGCGAGGTAGATAGGCATAAAAAAAGAGCTGCTGATCCACGTAAGTGGATCAGCAGCTCTGGGATTTACTCGGGTATGTATTGCGAATCCCACGAGCCAGCACAATTCTTCCAACCCTTTGGAGGAAGCGTGTGCCAGCGACCACCGATTTTACGGCGGCGGTAAGGATTGCTAGAGTACGGCGGTTCTGCCAGCGTATTCTCATAGATGCCACCGAGAACACCTCCCGAACCACGCTTGCGGTCACGATGGTCTGACTTGATTCTGTCTTCCCACGATTCTGACTTGGGCGGAGTGCCTAGGAATCTAGCGTCATCGGGGTCAAGTTCGTGTTCCTGCCTGAACTCAAGTCGAGACTCTAGGTTGTTGGCATATTGCTCAGCCCACTCATGCTCGGCATAGTCGAAGGAGGCATCGGAACCGAAGGTTTCGACTGCATCGTTCGTAGCAGCTGAGGGTTGCAACCGCTTGATGATAGTAAGCTCTCGCTTAGCGTGTCGCAGCTTGGACAGAGTGTCCTTGCGAATGTGAAGCGGAGCCTTTGGCTGCCTGTTAAGGCAGTCGTCGAGAATCTGCAGATCGGCAACAACGCGCTGCTGTCGAGCGTAATCGGCTTCCCACTTCTCGGTAAGCTCACGAGTGGTGGATGACAAGCCGCAGAGCCTGTCGTCGGAAGTGATAGTATTGCCTTCGCAACCGAGCCACATGCAATCCGCAGCCCAGCTGTCAACCACCATCTCTGGCGAGATGTCACGACCTTGCTTGCGGTACATGTTACAGACCTCTTTCGAGAACTGGAATATCTGACGCCAGCCGAGCTTGTACAGCTCAGAGCCTCGTTCCGCACCGAGAGTGATACGGAAAACCCGCCTGACCGAAGCAGGCGGGTTGAGATACAAGTCGAAGCTACGCATTGGCGTTAACCTCCTGAGCTGCGATGAACGCTTGAGCCCGAGCTAGCTTGATTGGCTTGCCGTATACTTTGCGAACCATCTTATCGGTAGCGAGGTCTGGAGAGATCTTGATGTCGAGTGACATGCCGATCTCGTCGCCAACCTTGGCATTCTTGAGAGCAGGTAGCTCTGGGTCTTCGTCGTTGCGCCAGATGCTGACGATATCACCTGTGTCGCAGACGACCTTGGTGATCCAAGCATCGCCGTTGCTAGTCTGGATGACGCGGTCGGACATATCGATGATTTCGCCGAGGGTGATAGTAGAGGTGTGAGTAGTTTGAGTTAGTGATGTCATAGTAGTATTAGTATTGAGTGATAGTAGGTGAGCCGAATTGCTCGGGTTTCCCCTCTCCTTGGGAGGAGAGAGGAGAGAGATTCCAACTGTCTTGCTGCATATCCTGAGCTGCGTCGTCGAGCTTGAGCCCGTAGAGTACAGCAATGGCTAGGATGCAGCCGAACAGCACGAGAGCGAGTAGTTCGATAAGCTTATCCATTGCGAACCTCCTTGTTGAAGAATTCGTCGTTGCGGCGGTCAAGCTCATACTCGTAAGCCAGATCGTCTTCGGTGATATTTGCAAGATAGTCTTCCTCTTCGTTGAGGTCGAGATCCAGCGTGTCGATGATAGTAGATATGTGTGTCATGTTGATAAGTCTCCATATGGGAGTTAGTGGTTTTGCTGCGTCGTGCAACACAACCAAGAATAATGGAGTTGTCAGATATGTCGGGGACGAGCACTGTTCTGTCCAGCTTTAGCTGGGAACAGACAGTAGCTCCTGCCACTAGCACCATTAGGGTTTGTGCTGATTTGCTGGCAAATCAGTGCGAACGCGACATGAGTGATAGTAGGCAGGTTCGCACAGCAACCATATTGACTGCTCCATCTTTGTTGTGTGAGTCTTGCCCCGACGATTGAGGGGCTGATCTTGGTTACTTGGATCACTCCAAGTGACTCGCTCGGAGAGCGAAACGGGCTGCCAGTGGCAGCACATGACCAGTGCTTGATGAAGGTGACTATATACAGAGCCATTGTTACATGGTACGGATGATAGTAGAGCCGCATAAACACTGGTGTTGCGGGCTGGTTAGAGCCCTAGAAACGACGGATGAGCGAAACACGGTGCTTGAGCACAGCGTAACACGCTGGTACTCAGTAGCATAGGAGCACTGGATGGTATGCTTCATGAGCCGTGGGATCCGTAGGTGCATGGGTGCTTTGACCAAGGAGCACGATTCGTGGTGCAATGGAGCGAAGACGGCGGAGCCTATGGGCATGAGCAACCCAATCGCGGAACGTGATGCAGTGTTGTGCATGAACATAGGTGCAGCACGAACATTGGTTGATGACAGCTGTGCGAAGCCAGCTTCATCAGGCAATGTGAGTCGGAGCCAAGGATCAGGTGAGCCTAAGCGATCCTGATCCGTTGGGGCAAGCGAGCGAAGCGAGCGCGGCAGTGATTCATGTCTCTGGGTTGTAGGCTGGAGCATTGCACATGTCTCAGGGTTCGTTGTCTCATTGTTTCTGGTTTCATTGCAAAGGGGGGGGGCATGGGGGGATTGTCCACAGAAAACAAGTGGGGTAACAACCTGCGCATCCAATTTTGAAATTTCAGGGAAAAGTACATCAAAGTACACCTCTAGTACACTTTTTTCTTACAACTGTCTGTTATAAAGTATAAGGAGTATCAACGACTTACGTAATAAAGTACACATTATACACTTTTTTGCTAGGTATTTATTTATTGTTGTAACCCCCCAGAGAAAGTGTACTTTCTGTACTTCTGTCTCATAAGTACCTTATATATCATATAGTTAACTGTCGCCACTAGTGGTAAAATAGGTGGTTTTACCTGTACTTAGGTGTACTTCTGAACCCAGTTCCCCGCAACATTGCTACGTGTTACATGATCCACAAGGTGCTTGACAACTAAGTAAACTAGGGTAATAGTCCCATCACATGCCAAAGACCCGAGACCCATTTGCAGACAAGCGTAAGACATCGAACGGAGTGTCCCCGACCCAAGCTAAGAAGAAGCGAGAGGTCAAGCGTACCACTTGCTCCCGAAAAAAGATGAAGGCAGAGAAGGATATGGAGAAGGCAGAGAAGGATCTTGTTTCGGTGGAGAAGAAGCTTGATATAAAGCAGCAGTTCTTGAATGCGATGAACAATGCGCCTACGCCAGCTCAGCAGCGTAAGGCACTACTGGCATTGTTTGCGGAGAAGGGTATCAATCCTATCGAGGAGCTGATGAACTTTACATCTGACGACGAAGTACCCTTGAAGGAGAGGATCTCTATTTGGAAGGAGCTAGCCAGTTACACACAGCCGAAGCTAAAGAGCGTGGACATTTCGGCTACAGTGTCTGGAGAGATGAAGGTGGTGACTATGGATTTCTCTAAGTTGACCCAGAGTCAGTTGATGAAGGAGGCAGACGATGACATTGTGGATCTAGATGCCTATAACGAATTTCTATCTGAAGAGGACAAAAGCGAAGATGACAATACATAAACAACACGACGAGATACTAGATAGCGTACGAGGCATACTTGGGGAACACTTCCCCAATTTTGCTTTCGTAGTTTTGGATGATGACGGCGACCTGTACTACGACTACGCTAACCGAGTAGTAGGCGAGGCATTGTTCATACATTCCCTTAGGAACATGACCCAGCCATCTTTTATGCACGACATGATATTTGAAGAAGAGGAGGAAGATTAATGGTTACTGTACCAGCACAGGGGTGGTGTCCAAGACCCTACCAGCTACCACTACTTAAGTACATGACCCAGACCGAACGTGGTCTTCGGGCATGTGTCGCTTGGCATCGACGCGCAGGAAAGGATCTTACTTGCGTGAATGTCATGGCAATTAAAGCCATGCAGCGCGTAGGCACATACTGGTACGTTCTTCCGTACGGCAATCAGGCTCGTCGTATTATCTGGAACGGCATGACTGGCGAGGGTAAGAAGTTCATTGACTACTTTCCTTCCGCACTAGTGGAGAAGAAGAGTGAGCAGGAGATGCGACTCCACTTAACCAACGGATCCGTTATCCAGCTACTGGGATCTGATGACCCCGATAAGATGGTGGGCGCGAATCCCATTGGGGTGATTTTTTCTGAGTTCAGTATTTCTGACCCAGCAGCTTGGCAGTTGATTAATCCGATCTTGGCGGAGAATGGTGGGTGGGCTTTGTTTAATGGTACACCTCGTGGAGAGAATCACTTCTACAAGCTACTATTAAAAGCCCAAGCCACTAAGGGCTGGTTCGCCAGCCACCTATCTGTTAAGGACACCAAGGCTATCAAGCCAGATGATCTGAGGAAAGCGCGGGACGAGCTAAACAATGAAGCCCGATTCCAGTCGGAGTACATGTGTTCATTCAAGACTCCAGTGGAGGGCTCGTACTACGGTCCGATTATCTCCAGACTGTACAAGAACAAGCAGGTTCTTCAGGACTTAGCACCTGATACGGCGTTGCCTGTACACACTGCGTGGGACTTGGGGATGGATGACTCGACTAGTATATGGTTCTTTCAGCAATTTAAGAGTGAGATACGGATTGTCTACTACTACGAGAACAGTGGAGAGGGTTTTCCGTTCTACGCACGGGAGCTGCAGAGATGGGCAGTACAGAAGGGTGTAACTTACGGGAAACATTTTGCGCCGCATGATATTAAAGTTCGCGAGCTTGGCACAGGTAAGTCTCGACTGGAAGTTGCTAGGTCTCTGGGCTTAAAGTTTACACCAGTACGGAAGCTACCAGTACAGGACGGCATCGAGGCTGTGAGAAATCTTTTGCCTAGATGCTGGTTTGGTCGGTCTAGCTCAACTCTGGGTCTTGAACACCTAAAGGGTTACCACAAAGAGTGGGACAGTTCGAAGCAAGTATACCGCAAGACACCAGTACATGACTCTAACTCTCACGGAGCGGATGCGTTCCGAACATTAGCAATGGGGCTAAAGGAAGACAAACAAGGATATGGAAAACACAAACAACGAGACACCAGCTACAAAGTCCAGCCTGTCAATTGGTGACAAGGTCTACACTCAACTCTCTTTACTGGATCAGGCAACTGTACAGTATCATGCACATGGGTTGGAATTCATTGAGTTGCTGGACTATTATCTAAATTGCCCCATTGATGGTAAGCGGTATATTTTCACAGGACCTCGGTATCTAATACTTGCAGAGGAGATTGACTACGAAGACCCGCAAGACCCCACTTCAAAAAAGATTGATCCCTATTGGCATGTTGCTTGGCAACAGTGCTTAGATGGGTTTGGAAACACATTGTTTAAAGTAGCTCCATATAAACTTGACAAAGTTTGTTTTATGCGTAATAAACGTGGAGTATTATCTGGATTCAAATTCTATTCATGGGATAAAATAAAACGTATAAGTCATTATGGGATCAAAACCTAAAAAACCACCTCCTCCTCCTCCCCCTCCACCACCACCTCCTCCGCCTACACCAGTAGCGCGAAGGGCGATTGCTCCAGCAACTGCTCGTACTAAGGTTGTTGCTCCTACGGCAGTACAACGTCGTAAGTCAGATGCTCCTGCTTATGTGCAGAAGCAAAAATCTGGAACGAACTCCTTGGGCGGCGGAATGAAGTTTAAGTAAGAGATATGCGGGACATTATCAGGTTAAGGGAACGGTACTCCGAGTTGAAACTCCTAAGAAGCAGCCTCGATGGTATGCTTAAGGATGCGCAACGTTATGTCCGTCCCAATGCACCAGAGTTTGATCATGGATCAAACTTCAAAGATGATGGCTCTAAGGATATCCACGACGACACAGCCGTTTGGTCAAACCAAATGTTTGCCAACGGCTTGTCGTCTAACTTAATCCCAAAGGCTGAGCGGTGGATGTATCTTCGGGTACAGGACACCGAGAACTCAGAACTTGATAACGAGCAGCAAAAGTATCTCAATACAGTAACTGATCGAATCTTCCATGAATTTGCACTACCCCAGTCGCAGTTTTACGGAGCAAGTCACGAATGTTTCCTTGATATCGGTGCATACGGAACTTCACCTGTCCAGATATCCGATGTAAATGGAATCGTAAATTTTCGCGCGAGACCACTATCCGACGTGTTTTTTGACGTTGATGAATATGGTGAAGTGAACACAGTGTATTACCGCTGCTTTAAAACTACACGGCAATTGGTTGGTCTACTACCAGAGGTTGTAAACGTAGATGGTTTTTCCGACAAAGATAAAAACAAGAAGTGGGAACTGGTTTACTCTATTGAACCCAGTCAAGACACACGCTCTAAGATGGGCGGTCGTATTGGTGTTGAGCGTCCGTACGTAGTAACCTACTGGAGTCCAGATCTTAAAGCTCCTATTCGTCAAGATGGCTCTAGTTACTTTACATTTTTAGTACCTCGCTGGGCTAAGCAGTCCGATGAGGTTTATGGTCGCAGTCCTGCCATGACTTGTTTGTCTCACATTCGTGTGCTTAACAAGATGGTGAAGGAAGTGCTTATTTCAGCTGAGTATCTGAATGCTCCAACACTTACTGCAGAAGAAGACAGCATCCTACTGCCGATTAAGTACGGAGCTCGCCAGATTATGTTCCATGAAGCAGGTAGTGAGAAGCCCCAGCCGATTATGACTGGATCTCAGCCTCAGTACGCTTTGCAGATGATTGAGTCTTACAAATCTTCGATTCAGCGTTCATTCTTTGTTGATCAGATTATTCGTCAGCAAAAGAACGAGCGTCAAAGTATCTTAGAGATTCAAGACACTCGTGGTCAGATGCTACAACAGCTGTCTCCTTTGCTTAATCGCATGGAGTCTGAGTATATTGCACCAGCAGTAGAAACAACTTTTATGTTCTTGAATCGCCGCCGTCAGCTTCCAGACATTCCTGCTAGCCTTAGCGGGGCAAAGTTGGAGGTAGCTTACGCAAGCCCGAGTTCACAGGCTCAGTTTGCTAGCCGACTTTCAGATATTAGTTCCTTTATGCAGGACATCACCCCACTAGCAAACGTTAAGCCTGAAATCCTTCAGGCAATTGATGAACGTGAGCTTTTAGATAGCTATGCAAAGTATCGCAATATTAGCCCAAGTGTTGTTAAGTCATCTAAGGTTATGCAGGAACAGCAAGCAGCTCAAGCAGAACAACAACAAAATCAACAAGCAGCAACAGCTCTACCAGATATAGCTGGTGCAATGAAAGACGTCGCAACAGCTAGAAGTACAGATCCAGAAGGCGTAGGACAATTACTTAATATTTAATGTTAGATAAAGCAGTAGATGCTTTTGCTCGATTGCGTAAGCGCGGCGAGCTGAGAAGTGATCTTATTAAGATCTTGGAAACACCAGAAGGACAGAGGTTCTTTAAGGTGTTTCTACGAGAGTGCCATGTCACCAAGCCTGTTTTTCATTCGGATGAAAGCAAGCTACGGGAGTGCGAAGGGCGAAGGAGACTAGCAATGAGCTTCCTTACTTTACTGGGTCAAGACGATCCACACCAAATGATAAACATAATCGAACAAGAAAATCATGATCAAACTACATAACATACTAAGAGAAGAAGCAGGTTCAGTTGAAGAAGCTGGTGAGGGCGGAGGTCTTGGTTCAGGATTCTCTGGTGGAGAAGCCGCAGCACCTGCTGTTGCTACTTCAGATGACAGCTACCAGCAGTTTGTTAGCTCATTACCTGAAGAACTACAAAATAACCCCACCATCCAGAATACTAAGTCATTTGACTCGTTGGCAAACCAATTGGTAAATGCTCAAAGTGCTTTGGGGACTAAACGACTTCAAGCACCCCAAGAAGACTGGGGAGATGATCAATGGGAGTCCTTTAACTCAGAGCTTCGACCAAAAGATGGCTACAAGCTACCAGACGAGGTATCTGTTTCTGAGGAGTACGACAGTATGGATATACCTCAGCCAAGTGAAAAGACTGTAGAGGATCTGACTCAGTTTGCAACTGACATGGGTCTTACCCAGAAACAGTTTGATGGGCTGGTATCTAGGTATACAGAGCTGCAGCTTGAGGGCGAGTCTAAGATGTCTGATTACAACAAGGATGCGATCCACAAGTATGGAGCTGACATGGTAGATGCTTGGGGTAACCAATTTGAAGTTAACATGAAAGCTGCAAACGAGACGTTTGATGCGTTAACTCAAGACATCCCAGAGCTTGCGGAGCTCATGGAGTGGAGCCCAGTTATTGCAAACCACCCTGCAGTTCTAAAGCTTTTTCATAAGATCTCTGAGATCTCTGGGGATGCTTTACCTATGGCTGGTTCAAACGCTTCGTCTCCTTTTGGACAAGCAGACTCCATTCAAGGTATTAAGGCTCAGATTCAGCAACTCGACACTGACAACGAGAGCTTAATTATGACTGATCCAGCATCCATGAACATGGCAGATCGAAGTAAGCGAGAAGACGTCTTGCAAAAACGAATTAAGCTGTACTCAAAGCTATATGGGAATTGATGTCCAATAGGGCTTGACAATCATCAATAAATAGGCTACTCAATACGTACTGGGTAGCCTATTTTTTTAGGTCCAGAGAAAAGCTTTATTAAGCCGTTGGTTCCGTAAGACTAGACGAGTCCGAGAGGGCAGCTTGTTGAAAAAAAATTAACTTAACAATATTATTTCAATCAATTACATATTATGGGATTAGATCTAGGATCACAAGGTTACAGTAACGCATCTGCGGCTGCTGGAGAAAACCAAATCGAGAATGCTTATTACGATTCGTTTCGTGCGGGTTTTGAGCAAGCATTCCAACAGACTGAATCAAAGCTTCAGCCTTATTTTGAAACAGAGTCTCAGAGTTCTGAGTTTCAGTTTTTCGACCGTATCGGTGAAGCCGCTGCGATGACTGAGGACACTGGTCGCTATGCGGTCAACCCTCAGAGTGAAATCAACCACGAGCGTCGTCGTCTTGGTCTTAAAGACTACGAGCTGGGCAAGTATGTCGATGAGAAAGATCTCAAGCGCGTACTTACCGACCCTATGAATGCCTACACTCAAGCATTGCTTGCGTCGGGTAAACGTAAGGTTGACGACATCATCATCGAGAACTATTTCGGTAGTGCTTTTGTTGGTAAGAGTGGCTCTAACACAGTATCCTACGCAGTAGGTGCTGGTGATGAAGCTAGTACTAAGATCACAGTTGGTTCAATCAGCAATGGTTCGTCTAACCCAGTCACTGCGACTGGCGGTGACTACGTTCTTGCTGGTGCTAACACTGAAGGTGTATCGGTTGGTGCTGACTTTGGAACAGTAGGCTCTGGTCTTACTCTCGCTAAGCTAAAAGCTATGCGTAGCTCGATGCTTCGACTTGAGTCTATCGACCAAGATACTACTCTTAACTGCTTCCTTACTCATAAGCAGCTTGAGGACCTTCTTGGTATCGATGAGGTTATCAACTCGGACTACGCCGTTCGCAAGTCTCTTGCAGAAGGTAACGTTACAACGTTCATGGGCTACCGTTTCATCCTTACCGAGCGTCTTCCGCTTAGTACTGGTGCTGCTGGTGATGAGCGTCGTATTATCGTTTCGACTCCACGCTCTCTTAAGATGTCTGTTGGTACTGCCCTCAAGGGTGATATCTGGCGCGACACCTCTAAGAAGAACATCCCATACTTGTACTTCAAGCTTTGTGCTGATGCGTCTCGTATGTGGGGTGAGGTTTCTGGCGAAATCCGCTGCACAGAGTCCTAATTGAATTCGTAGCCTCCCCTGTATATTCGGGGGAGGCTACTCCTTTTTTTTATGGCATTAAAACTAGATATTATAAATACAGCCCTCCGCATGGTCGGGAGCTACCACCTCGATAGGTTAGATGACGGTTCATCGACTTACGAGATTACTTCTGCTGCTTTTGATCAAGCATTCCTTGAAGTGTTCGGTGATAATATCTTTGGTTACAATAAAAAACGATCTAAGCTAACAGGCACTGAGATTACCGACGACGATGACTATTCGTTTTCATTTACAATCCCAAGTGACCTTAATATTTTTCTAAAGGCAGTAAACGGCGAAGGGTGTATTATTACTGACTACTACGTAGAGGGTTCGACTCTGCTGTGCAACTACCCAACCCTTACTATTTACTACGCATATTTGCCAACAGACCTGCCAAATTTGCCAGCTTATCTAAACAAGTTAATTTGCCTACATATGGCGCAGAGCATTGCTCTTGAACTTTCTGGTTCTGAAAACAGATCACTTGACCTACAGAAGCAATATATTAGGGCGTTGTCTCGCGCAAGAGTTCTATCTGGAAGACAAGGTCCAGCTCAGGAATATATAAGTGAATCAACTTCTAAGTTTATAACGGCTCGTAGAATGTATGGCAAAGTATAGGAATGTAACAACTGATTTTAGTGGAGGACTGGTAACTGATCATATTCTGGGTCGGGTAGATATTGAACGTCTACAGAAATCCGCTAAGCCATTTACAAATTTCTTCCCTAGCTTGCAAGGACCTGCTACTTTTAGAGATGGCTTTAAGTATTCAGCTCCAGCAGATGCTGATCAAACTTTTTCAATTGCGTTTTCATTGTCTGATGGGCGATCCTACAGGGTCGTACTTAGTGATCTCCTGCTAACAATTTATAACTCTGAAGGAGTTCAGTTAGATCAACTAGACGCACCTTACACGGCTTCGGAGCTATCTGACATACGGTGGAGTTCTGAAACTGACATTCTATATCTATGTCATGGTCGTCATGCCCCGAGAACGCTCACTGTTGATGTTCAGTTTCAAACAAGTAACCTACTCCCTAGTGACTACTTGACAGTAGAAGTAGATGTTGGTGGTGGAGTAATTGAAATTGGAGTAGATGGGTTAGCATCTACTGAAGCTGCTGGAGCTGATGAACCACATTTAACACTTTTAGCAGACGCAGTATACGAAGTTGGAGACGACTCATGGTCACTAAATTTAGTTGATTTTACTTCGCATCCGTACCTGACTACCGATCTTTCTGGTACTGTTCTTTCACTAACAAACAGGCAGGAGTATATAAGATTAGAATCAAGTTATGCTACTGACTTTGATTGGATTGTAAACAGCACTCCTTCTGGGGATGGAAATACATTACAGACCGATTGGTATGTGGAGTACTTCGTAAATAATCAATGGTCAGTTGGAAAAGTTGTAAATAGCGACACTTCCCCAGAAATACCTGACCCTACCGGAGCTGTCGTGTATGTAGATCCAGTGGACTCCGTAGTAAATATCGAGGACGAATCTACGAGACTTTCAATTGCTGACAGAACTACTGCATCAGTAACGATTGACGCTGAGCTTGACTGGTACAAATTTGAAGGTGTTAAAGATGATTCTGTAAACGTACGAGCAAGTTCTTTAGTGTTTTCACCTAATCAAATTGGAAGTTACCTACGTGTAGGTGGGGAGAGACTAAGCACTGACATTGTAACAGCAAAGGACACTAGGACTCGATGGTATAAAATTAAAGAGCACTTGGGTACTCAAGACCATCCTATTGATTTTATCAGAGGAGTGGATGCCGACGAGCCTAATAAGTATAGATCTGGTTCAGTTTACAGGTCATACTCTGATGATTCGTTTAAAGTATACTCTATTGGAGATGGTGAAGATAACACTACGAAGCAGACAACTGCTATTGTTACTGAAGGAAGTTCAAGAGATTTTGCGTTTAATTACACATTTGAAGAAACATTTTCTGCAGACGTTCAAACAACAATCGGTAACCTTTCGACCCAAAAACAATTTGACGTTGTAGACTGCTACCACTCTACGGATGCAGCTCCTAATAACATCCCAGAGATTGTACAGAACACTTTAACGTATTCTGCTGCTTTGCCGAATACTGTACCCAACGGTAATTTAATAGCACCTGTTGGAGTAATATCTGTGTTTGACGTAGTTACAGACCCCGAGAAGATTGCTTCACATGTAGGTACACTTTCGTCCAGCAAGGATCTATTTACTGCAGAAGATTTAGGACGGTTTGTATTTGCCAAGTTAGGGACTTCTTACGTAACACTAAAGATTTCTTCAATTACTTCTGGTGCTCAAGTATTTGTGGACATCTTGTCATCTATACCAAAGAACAAGCTTACTGGTAAGATTGAGAATAATGGAGTATTTAGGTCTTATAGACTAGGTGCTTGGTATCTTAATAATTACCCACAGTCCGTAGCTTTCTTTGAGCAACGCAGAGTGTATGCTGGTAGTTACGACTCTCCTAATTATGTATGGATGAGTAAGAACGAAGATGATACTGACTTTAGAACTGCTGAAGACGATGGTGATGTGCTAGACACTACTGGTGTTTCTTATCCTCTTAGTAACGTCAATGCAACTATTCGTTGGTTGGCTCCAGCGAAAGCCCTTACAATTGGAACAGATAACGGTATTTATAAACTTACTGCTAATGAATTTACTGCAGCAGTTAGCCCTAAGAATGTTCGTATTGAACTAGAAGATCCCGAAGGCGCAAAGACTCCTCCCACCTTTGTTGGTTCTGCGGTGTTCTTTGCTGATATATCGGGTGGTCGTCTGCTAGAGTTTGTGTATGACGTAAACGTACAGGCTACTAATACAAATGATATTACTAAGCTGGTGTACCCTGTGTTTTTAAATGATCCAATTATTAGGATTGAGTATGCACACACACCTCAGCCACGTATTTGGTGTTTAACTGTAAGTGGAGCGTTGTACTGTTTGACTCACCACAAGAAAGAAGATTTCTACTCATGGTCTAAAATAGAGACCGCTGGTAATGTCAAAGATATCTGTGTACTTAGAAAAGGGTACTTAGCCGTAGGAGAAGATCAGCTTTGGATAACAGTTAAGAACGGCATTCGTTATGATTACGAAGTAATGGCTCCTTATTATCGTGACGTTCAAGACGACAAAGATATTAAAAGCGGAGCTCTGTTTCTAGACTCTCATATTAGATTTCCAGAGTCTGGGTCAGCTACTGATCCAATTTTAGACTCTTTAGATGTATCAGCTAGATATGCAGAAGGAGACGTTGTTAGAGTGGTAACAGACGGTGCTGATCGAGGAGACTTTACTGTAGAAGCTGGTGGGTTTATTGATGTAACTGGTCTTCCTAAAGAGGATCACGTACTTGTCGGAGTTAGCTACACTGGGCTTATTGGACTTACTATTAACACATGGGCGACTCAGCTTGGGAGTAGTTATGGAGGAGATTCTAGAGTTATTTCGGTACGTCCGTATGTATACAACTCAGTGAGCTACTCAATTGGAATAGATGACAAGTTTGAATATGTTAGTTTTAATAAAGAGACTCCTGAAGCTTTACTTGAAGAAGAGTCTACTTATTTGTTGAAAGAAGATGGCGGTCTTATACTAGAGGGCGTAGATAAAGTAGACAGATTTTTTACAGGGTTCGGAAAAGAACTTCCTGTTCGCGGATCACTTTTTGGGGCTGACAAAGTACCAACAATTAAGCATGATCGTCCTCATCCATTAACCCTAGTCTCTCTTCTAGTTAAGACAGACTTCAATCCTTAAAATACTATGGGCTTAGAAGCTATAACAATTGCATACATCTCAGCTTCATTGACTGCTGCATCTGGTGTTGTATCTTACATGGGTGCTCAGCGGCAAGCTAAAGCTTTAGAGTACCAAGCAGACGCTGCAGAGGCACAAGCTAAGGTTAACTCTACTATTGCATATCAGCAACGTCAGGCACAAGAGCAGGATGCTCAGTACCAAGCAGGCATTGCTGATTACAACAAAAATGCAACAGTAGCTGAGTTTGGAAGAAAGGAACTTGTATTTGAGAATGAAGTACAGGAGGCTCAAGCTTCTTTTATTAACAATGCTTTTTCTACTCAAGGGAGTTTTGAAGATGTGTTTAACGCAAAAGAGGCTTCGTTTAATTTAGCTGCAGGTGAGCTTGCTTCTACTTATTCTGAGAAAGGTTATCAATTTGGAGAGCAAGCTGATCTTGCTAGGGCAAGTGGTTCTCGCAGCTTATCATTAGGTAGATACGAAGCTGCTAATGTCTTGCAAGCTGGAGCTAATATGGCAACATCTTATAAAAACCAAGCAGGGGCTGCTAGGGCGTCTGGAATTGGATCACTTATTGGGGCTGGAGCTACTGCAGCAGGAACAATGGCTCCTTACGGAAAACCATCAACACCATCAGTAACACCAGCATCTTAACACTATGGCTATTAATTTATCAGCAAACACTCAAACAACGGGACCAGTAGCTCGTGAAGTATTCGACCCTAACCAAGGGTTTCAATCTGGGCTAGAAGGCGTAGCTAGAGGCATTCAACAAGTAAGCTCTGCTGCTAATAAATTTGCTCAAGCTAAGCAAAACCAAGACAGAAAACAGGGTATTGTTGATACCAAATTAGCTGGTACTAATGCTTCCGTATTTAATACAGGAATGCAAACTGCATTCGCTAATTTTGATACTGTAATGGGTGACTCAGAATCAACTCAAGAAGATCGTACAGCAGCGGAAGCTGCACTCCAGCAGTATCAGGGTGAGTTTACCTCTGAATCTTTCGATCCACAAGGTGAAGTATCTTCTGAATATTACAGCAATTACGTTAAAACAAGCGTTGCGCTTAGAGATTCGCTTGAGTCTAAGAAAAACATAGGATTTCAGAACAGAAAGCAGCTGAAGGTTATACAACAAGAAATAGCGGGGGCTAGTCAGATTGAAGCTGCAGCCAATGGTAATCCGTCTACAGACGCACTTGTTGCTCAAATTGGGTTTCAAATATCTAACAACCAAGACCCTAGTTCTTTACCTACAACTCTAAACGACCCCGAAATTTATTATAAGGAGGTTGCAACTTCACTGAATAAAACTAGTTCGATAACTTTCTCAAGAATTGCAGGGTTGCCTCCAGTAGAACAAGCTGCTCAGCTTGATGAGCTTGAGATAGCTTTACAAGAGCTTGCTAAATCCGAAAGCCCCGCTCTACAAGCAGAGGTAGCGACTATGTATAGCAAAATGGCTAGTGCTAGAACTACAATAGGCGTAGCAGGGAGTAAAGAGCGTAAAGAGGCTAATAAAGCTTCAGATGCAACTGCAGTAGAAAAACTAGAAGTTATTCAATCAAAATTACCTAGCATTGCCGCACAAAATGCAAGTGGAGTAATTACTCCAGCAGCTCTTGGACAGGAAAATATAAACGTGTTGTTTGGTGGTTTGTCTACAGATGCTAATAACACCCAATTGGATACAGAACTAAAAACGCAGGGTATAGTATATTTGCAACTACCACAAAGCGATGGAAATTCTATTCTTAATAAAGCTACATTTAAATTCATTGAAACTGGAATAGTTCCAGAATTAAGTAAAGAAGATTTTGTTACGGATGGTTATGGTGACCAACGTGCATTGCTTAGTAGTGCTGAAGTTCAGAAAGCTTATCAGGCAGAAGTTAAGTCTTTGGCTCAGCAAATAACGAATGCTGTAAGAGACGGAGACTATTCCGTTTTAGCTAGAGTAAGTGGCGCGATGGCACAGAATTGGGAGAACAAAGATTGGCTGTTATTAGATAACTACGTAGAACAACAAAAAAAGGCAAATAACCCACTTTTTAAAGGAGGTCCTTCATTTAGAATCATGCCTAAACTTCCAGACGGCGTTTCTTTTAGTAGCATGGAATCCGCTAATAAGATTGCATATATAGACGAGAGTCTTCAACTAAATGGTGCTGATTCCCTTAAAGTAATTCAAGACCTTGAAAGTAGTGGAAGAGGGGAAGACCGAGACATAGGTATTTCTATGCGATTACAGCAAGCAGGTGTTCTTGAGCAAAGCTTAGAGTTTGAAGATATTGGGTCATCTGCTAATAGCGGAATTTCAATGCAAGTTAAAAACGAAGATGGTGAGTCAGTATTAGTACCCGCTAACCTTACACAGTACTACGAACTAAGTGAAGGCTCGGGACCGTCCCCACTTGAGCTGCTCAAGGCGTCAGCAAGTCAGCAGGGCGATAAAGTCCTTGCAGCCAAGTATGGCGATATGAAAGCTGGTATGATTGCTAAAGCTTTTGCAGACAATCCAAACTTAACTGGAGAGGAGTACCAGTACACTGTAGCTCAGTATGAGAAAAACATAGCCAGAGCCCTTGGAAATCTAACTAGAACAGCTAGTGGTTCTATAATTGCAAAGCCTACTTACGATGCAGACAATCCGATTCAAAATGAAATTAGATCGCACCAAAACAGAGTGCGACAGGCTGCTGATGATTTTATACCTTTTAACCAATTTTCAGTTTTAGAAGATGAAGATCAAGTATTAGTTAATAGCATTAATAGTGTTATAGTTGATCACATGCTTAAAAACAAAGTTGCATTTACTCCGCAATTACGAATCTTTGCACAAGCAGAAAACAGCCCTGCGTTAGCGACTGCTTTGTACAACAGTGATATTGAGTTGGACAAAAGCAAGGAGAGAGCTGCATTTGAAAGAGGAACTTTAAACGCAAAAGATAAGGGAGGTAAGCCGTATATTAATGTTTCTAGAAAACACATTATAAACGGGGTTGAGCACTTTGTTCCACAATTCTTAGATGCCGACGGACAGGGCTACAGCGCAAATGTTATAAAGCAACCAGATGGTTCATTTAAAACGTTTACAATCCCCGTAACCGATGTTTTAGTAAAACAAAGAGATGCGTATAGATCCGAGTTTGCAGTACGAGATAACCCAGACATTCCTTTAATGCCGTAACAGGCTACAGCTAATACATGACTACTGAACTAAATGATTCACGACAGGAACAGCTTGATCGTTACAGGTTAAGCCAGACTATTGACAGAAGTACAGCACTGCCTGATAACACAATATACTCTGCTACAGAGCAGATGGGGTCTTCAGCTAGTCAGGGCTTTGACGACTCTCTTGTTTTTGGTCAACTTCCTGAAGTAATAAAAAAAGTCTCAGCTGGTTACTTTGATAAAAACAACAACCTAGAGCCCTTGACTGATGAGCAGTTTGAGCAAAAAGGGTATTCTATATTTGGTGAAGATTTTAAAAGAGAACCTGCAGAAACACCTACTCAAACTAAGTACAGATTTGAGCGTTACGTACAGACTAGAGTAAATCAGCAGAATGTTGGTGGCGGTGGTAAGCTTCAGACCGCAGCTAATTTTGCAGCAGGTTTTGCTGGGGGTTTCGCAGGAGACCTTCCAATTGCTTTTGTACCCTATGCTGCAGTAGCTAGTCGTGTAAGCCAAGCAACAAATGCAGTAACTAAAGGAGCTGCAATAGCTAGAGCTGCACAAGTTAAAAGCTTAGCAACAAAAGCATCTCAATTAGAATCTGCTATGGCTTCTGGATCTAAGTTAAAAGTATCTGGTCTAGTTTTAAAAGACTACGCTAAGGAGGCAGTTATAGCTACAAATGTTGAAACAGCTCTTTGGGGCGCAAGTTCCACTTATCTAGGTGATGAAGTTACTGGAAAAGACTTGCTAATAAACGGAGCGTTTTCTCTTGGAGCAAGTGCAGCCTTCTCCCCTATTGCATTACGTAGTGCTTTTAAGAAACAAAAAGAAGTAGTAGATTTTAATAACAATTTAGAAACAGTTTCGACATTCTTTGAAGAAGGTAATACTTCAGCTGCAGCTATTAAGCTGGTTGATTTCTATGAGCCAGCTAAACAGCTTGCTAGACAAAACGAAGAGTTTGCTTTCTTGCTTAACGATAAACTTGAGGTTACTGACCTTACTCCAGAACAAGTAGACCTTGCCGACAAGTTTGCTAGTGAGATATCTTTAAACGAGACAAAACAAGCTTTGGCTCAGCATTTATTAAACAATGTGTTTTCAGAAGCTACAGAAGGTGGTCCATCTCAAGAAGACTTAGCTCGTGACATTAAATCCCAGACAGAGCGGATTTATAAAGCTATGGACGATAATTCTGTACACACACTTGAAGAGAGAGATTGGGAGGCTTTGGTGTTGTCGGGTTGGCAGCCCTCCGAGCAGATGCAGATAATCCGTAACAAGTATTTAGAATACACAGCTACTCCAGAGATGAGTTTCTATCCAGCACTTAACGCTGAAAATAAACAAACAGCTAAACGCATTCTTAGGGAGTATGATGGACCAGCCTTTGAAGTTGTTGAAGACTTTGATATGGATACTTTGGCTAGTGTAAACCCAGATACTGGTCGTATACGATTAAACCCTACTCGGATTAAAGAAGATTGGGATGCTGGACTTCCTCATTTAACTGGAGAAAGCGATAGCGCATCTTCGCCACAGAAGAAGATTGTATTTGCTAAGATTGACATTGAAAAGTTTAAGGAAGCTGTAGGATCTTGGGAAGGGTATCAAAAGTTTATCCTTGCGCACGAACAAGGTCATTTGGCTCTTAAGCATACACGAGGTAAGCGAGCTGACTGGTTAAAAGAAGAAGCTATTAACAAAGAACTTGCAGCTAACGAATATGCTGCAGAGTTACTAGGGATCGACTGGCTTTCTTTAGCTAAAGGTACAGATGTACCTATTGCTCCTTTTGATCCAGATTCACAGGGATTACCTTCTAAAGTTACTCCAGAAGAAAATTTTAAGCAGTCTAGGGAGAAGATAATAGAAACATTTGCTGATGACACTATTGACCCTAAACCAGAACCTAAGCAAGCTGATATTATTACTGAGCCTGTTACTCGGTTAGAAAGAGATCAAGCAGACTACTCTTTGTTAACGAACGACCGAAAAGGGTTTTTTGTCGATCAGACTAATCAAGTGTTTGGTAACGAGAAAGTCCTTGGGATTATCCAGAGTACTCCAGAAGGCTATAACCCTGTTAAAGACAAAGGCAATTTAGCTCGTAAAAAACACGTAAGGACAGTCCTAGAAGAGAATGGTTTAGAGCAGTATTCAGATGTAGCTGAAAGCATTGTTGATACTTTAGGGAGCTATGATTTCTATTTAAAATCAGTAAATGATTTCTTCGAGCAGTATAACCCAAAAAACAAAGGAACACATGCCTTTGACACTAAGGGCATACCTGACGATATAAAACGCAGTGCTTACATTTTATTAGGAGAGAACGATGGTGATCCCCTTAAAGCACAAGCAGCTATAATTGAATCACTAGAAGAGTCAAAGTCTGCTCTAATACTTAGAACTGTGAGAGATGCTAAGATTGAGAATCAGTTAGTTGATGGTGCAAATCAGTACTCAACTCCTAAGCAAAGAATTGAATGGCTACAAACTCAGCTTGATGGTCAACAACGTGCTGGCATTGATTCACGTTCTTCTTTTAATACTAAGAGCAAGGCACAAGTTGTTATCGATGCAAAACCAATTAACGATGTATTAGATAAACACGGGCTGTGGGACTTATTTATAGGTGCTGGCAGTGGTCCGTATATGGATGTACTACGAAGAGAAACTGGAGGAAACACAGATGCAATTAAAATTTATGGTAAAGACCTACGTAACCACATTAACGATTTTGCTGGCGATATTATGGTTGCGATTCGTACTGGGGACACTCCGACTAAGTGGAAGGGTGTTGAGGCGTTTGAAGAACTAGTTGAAGCGATTAATGGTGTACGCCAGTCTCAGCTTACTCAGTTAAATCGAAACGGATCTAACGTACGTGTTCGGTCAGACTTCTCTGGGTGGAGTCAGCGTTGGTCAAATGACACTGTCAAAAAGATAGGCTTTGATCGCTGGAGAACTGACATGATTAATGGTGTAGATTGGGATGCTACTGCTAAAGCGCACGGCGGTCGTTTAATACGCACAGATGGTAAAGAAGTACCTTTTGATAAAGAGCTTTATCTCAAGGAATGGTACTATAAGATAACTGAGTTGCGAGAGCAAACAGATGGGTCTGATGTTGCAAAGTCATTTGAGCAGTCTCGTATGGTCGTAATAAAACCAGCTGCCGAAGCTAAGATACTTGCGAAGTACAGTGGAGAGCAGAATCTGGGTAAGCTTCTTATGGATCAGATTCGTTATCGTTCGGAGATGATTGCATCTATTGAGACTCTGGGCGGTAACCCATTGCAGACTATTCAAAATACATTGGACAAGTCTCAGCTAGTCCGAGGAGATAATGTTGGGAAGTTTAAATATGACACTGTTATCGGAACTACTCGTTTGCTTACAAATGATTTGGATAACCCAGTAGACGCTTCATTTGCTTCTATTTTTAAGAGTGTACGTAAGGTGGGCAATCTTGCATTCTTACCTCTTTCTGGATTCTCGGCTCTTATGGACATTCCGTTGAGTATCTCTACGTTGAAGTACACAGGTGCGGAGATAACCATGAGTGAGTATATGCCGCAGTTTTTGGAAGCTATGTCTCGTCAGTTTAGAGGCGACAAGACTGGGATGTCTGCTTACTTTAGAGACGTAGGGGCGGCGTATGACGTAGTAAACAACGCTAGTCTCCGCCAGATTACTGGTGATGTGTCTGGAGAAAAAGGGTTCTTAGACTTAGCTATGTCATTTATGTTTGAAGCAAATGGTATGCTGAGAACTACTGCTGCTGGACAGGAAGCGTTTGCTGACTGGACAAGTCGTAGTCTTGGACGAGAAGCCGCTGCTGGTAAGTTTAGCGACTTGCGGATAGAGAGCCTTAAAAACTTCGGGTTTACGGACGCCGACATTGACGTTTTGTTGAAGTCCGTCAACAAAGATGCTCCCGATGGGATCAACCGAGTTATGCCTCAAACAGTTGAAGACGGCAACGTATCTACAAAGCTTCGCGAGTACTACCTGCACTACATGAAACAGGCTGTCCTTGAGCCAGATGCTGGGGCTCAGGCAATTACTCGTGGAAACTTTAAAGCTGGAACTGTTGGGGGCGAATCAATGCGTACTGGATTTCAGTATACTTCTTTTATCCTAGGACTGAGCCGTACGCTGTACGGTAGATTTGCTCATGGTTACACGGGTTCTCAGCTAAATCATATACGCGCTATGTCTCATTTAGTAGCCTTTGTTGGAACTTCCTTGGCGGCAGCTTGGGTGGTAACTGTGATGAAAGATCTGGTCAGAGGGAAAGCTCCAATTAATCCTCTGAATATGGGCAACTTTGATATGCAGAGAATCCTTAGCCAATCGGGTCTTGTTGGTATAGGTGAGCTTCCATTTGAACTGCTGGGCGGAGGTTTGCCGATATCTCCTATCGCTAAAGCACCTTTAAAGGTAGCTACAGGCGTGGTTACCGCAGACAGAGAGAAAGTAGCAAAAGCTGTATCTCCGTTTGTAGGTGGAAATCTACCAGTTATCGGTGGTCCAATTAAATCCATGCTGGGCATGGCATTCCTTGAAGCTGGACAAGAGTTTCTTAAAAACGAGATTGACCAGATTAACAGACTCTAACCTTGACATTTTACTTAAAAACCCTATTTATACTATATAATGGCTGATTCAAAAAACTCTAAGATTTCAGAGCTCGTTGAGCTCACAGATCCATCAAATGTGGATTACATTCCCATTGTGGATACTGTGAGTCAGGAAACCAAGAAAATTTCGTACAGCAGCCTTATTACTGCTTTAAACGAAGATGACGATAGCTACTCAAAGACTGAATCAGATTCCTTACTTGCTGTAAACGCAGCAGCTATTGCTAGTGAAGAAAGCCGTGCAACTGCTGCTGAAGGAGTAAATGCAACAGCTATTTCTACTGAAACACTTTTTCGAATTAGTGGTGATGGCTCTAACGCAATCGCTATTTCCGACGAAACAACTCGTGCGCTTGCTGCTGAAGGAGTTAACGCAACTGCTATTTCCACGGAAACAACTCGTGCAACTGCTGCTGAAGGAGTTAACGCAACCG